CCAAGAGCAACTGGTTTCTCATCAGGATTTACTGCAGTAACAACTGCAGCTGGACTTTGGGGACAAGCAACTCAAGGTGTTACCTTCTCTTCTGTTGGTAATAAGACATACACATTTGCTGGTGGTGTTGACTATTCTGCTTCTGGTGGAATGAGTGCAACTCTAGGAGATCTTGTTACTGCATATGATTTATTCTCAAATAAAGATGAAATTGCAGTCAATTTCTTAATTAATGGCCCTGGACTTGGTTCAGAAGATGAGTCGCAAGCAAAAGCGAACAAATTGATTTCTATCGCAGAATCTAGACAAGATTGTGTTGCTGTTGTTTCTCCATATAGAGCAAGTGTTGTTGATGTCACAAATACAACAACGCAAACTAACAACATTGTCAAGTTCTTTGCACCTCTGTCAAGTTCTTCATACGCAGTATTTGATAGTGGTTATAAGTATACCTACGATAGATTCAACAACCAGTTTAGATACGTTCCATGCAATGCTGACATTGCTGGACTGATGGTTAGAACTGATATTGAACAGTTCCCATGGTACTCTCCTGCTGGCCAGCAAAGAGGTGTTTTAAATAACGCTATTAAACTTGCATATAACCCAAGTAAGGCACAAAGAGACACTCTTTATGAAGCAAGAGTAAACTCAATTGTCAATCAACCAGGAGTTGGAATTCTTCTTTACGGAGATAAGACTGGACTGTCTTATGCATCAGCATTTGATAGAATCAACGTTCGTAGATTGTTCCTCACTGTTGAAAAGGCACTTGAAGGTGTTGCTAATGCTCAACTGTTTGAGTTTAATGATGAAATTACAAGATCCAACTTCGTTAACGTTGTTGAACCATACCTGAGAGACGTTCAGGCAAAGAGAGGACTCTATGACTTCAGAGTTATTTGTGATGAATCAAACAACACACCTGATGTTGTTGATAACAATGAGTTTAGGGCTGACATCTTCCTGAAGCCTACCAAATCAATTAATTATGTAACACTCACTTTCGTTGCTACCAGAACTGGAGTCAGTTTTGAAGAAGTAACTGGAAGAGTTTAATTCTTTTATAATTAACTAAACGGAGGACTCAAACGATGGCAAACCTAAAGACAATCTCACAATTTAAATCAAGATTACAAGGCGGGGGAGCCCGCCCCAATCTGTTTGAAGTAAATGTTAACGACTTCAAATTTGGTACTTGGGACAACGAAACATTCCAGTTTCTCTGCAAAGCAGCTGCACTTCCTGCATCAAACGTAACCCCAATTGATATTCCTTTTAGAGGAAGATCTCTTAAGGTTGCTGGAGACAGAACCTTTGATACTTGGACAATCACCGTTATTAACGATGAGGACTTCAAACTGAGAACAGCATTTGAAGAGTGGATGAATGGAGTAAGCAAGTTGTCAGATGGTTCTGGAGCAACAGATCCAAATTCATATATGGGTAATGCAACCGTTCACCAACTCGGAAGAGGATACAATCAAGGACGTTTTGCTACCAGAAATAGTGGCGATGGAGAAGGAAGTGCAGGACAGTCGGGAATTACCCCACTGAGAACTTACTACTTTGATGGCATCTTCCCAACAAACGTATCTCAAATCGATCTTTCTTATGATTCTGGAGATACAATTGAAGAGTATACGGTAGAATTCCAGGTTCAGTACTGGATTGCTGGAACAGATTCTACCAACGGTAATGCATCTGATCAAACTTCCTCTGTAATTGTCTGATAAATACTACAGGTAAAACGGACAAGCAAATAAATTATGGCAAAATTATTTGGGTTCTCTATTGAGGACAATGAGCCATTATCTCCAACTACAGTCTCCCCCGTTCCTCAAAATAATGAGGACGGGGTTGACCATTATCTAAGTAGTGGATTTTTTGGTTCGTATGTTGACATTGAAGGAATTTATAGGACAGAGTTTGATTTAATCAAACGTTATCGTGAAATGGCACTTCACCCAGAATGCGATAGTGCCATTGAAGATATTGTAAATGAAGCCATTGTTTCCGATACTAATGATACTCCAGTTGAGATTGAACTTTCAAATCTTAATGCAAGCGATGGTATCAAGAAAAAGATTAGACAAGAGTTTAAATACATTCTCGATCTGCTAGATTTTAATAAGAAGTCACACGAAATCTACAGAAATTGGTACGTGGATGGTAGATTATACTATCACAAGGTAATTGATTTAAAGAATCCACAAGAAGGAATTCAAGAATTGCGCTACATTGACGCAATGAAAATGCGTTTTGTAAGGCAAACTAAGAAAAAAGAAAAAGATAACTATAAACTTCCAACATATAGGCAGTCTGATAATCCAATGGATTATGAGTTTCCTGAGATTGAAGAGTATTTTATTTACAATCCAAAGGGTTCATATCCAACTGGAAATGTTAATGCAACAGGTGCAAGTCAAGGAATTAAGATTGCAAAAGATGCAATCACATATTGTACTTCGGGACTTGTAGATAGAAATAAAGGATCGACTCTTTCATATCTTCATAAAGCAATTAAATCACTCAATCAACTTAGAATGATTGAGGACTCATTGGTTATCTATCGTTTGAGTAGAGCACCAGAACGTAGAATTTTCTATATTGACGTTGGTAATCTTCCTAAGGTAAAGGCAGAACAATATCTTCGTGATGTTATGATGCGTTATCGTAATAAGCTTGTCTACGATGCAAACACTGGAGAAATCCGTGATGACAAAAAATACATGGCAATGCTTGAGGATTTTTGGCTACCTAGACGAGAGGGAGGACGTGGTACTGAAATTTCTACTCTTCCAGGAGGACAAAATCTTGGAGAAATCACAGACATTGAGTATTTTAAAAAGAAGTTATATAGGTCCCTCAACGTCCCGCCGTCTCGCATGGATGGCGAAGGTGGATTTAATCTCGGTAGATCCTCAGAAATCTTAAGAGATGAAGTTAAGTTTAGTAAGTTTGTTGGACGTTTGAGAAAAAGATTCTCAAATATGTTCAATGATATTCTCAAGACTCAACTGATTCTCAAGAACATTATTACCCCAGAAGATTGGGATATCATGAGTGAGCATATTCAGTATGACTTCCTCTATGATAATCATTTTGCAGAATTGAAGGATGCAGAACTTCTCAACGAAAGATTAAATATGGTTCAAACTGCAGAACCATATGTTGGCAAGTATTTCTCTCAGGATTATGTAAGACGTAAGATTCTTCGTCAAACTGATGTTGAAATCATTGAGCAAGATTCACTCATTGAAAAAGAAATCAAAGCAGGAATCATTCCAGATCCAGCAACTATCGATCCTCAAACTGGTTTACCATTTGAACAAACCGCAGACATGGATTTAGGAAAACCAGTTACAGAACCAGAACTTGATGGTTCTCCAGCAGAAGCCCCAGAACTACCCAAGGGTGGGGAAATATAAATACTAGCGTTTACAGGATTTTTTAAAAATGGAAGAACTTTTAGATATGATTGCGGCTGATGAGTCTCCTTCACAAATTAGCGATAAAATCAAAGATATTTTGTTTTCAAAGTCAGCAGAAAGAGTTGATGCTTTCCGTCCAGTAGCAGCAAACTCTTTATTTGGAGATGATTCTCAACTAGAAATCGAAGACGATATCGACGCTGAAGACGAAGAATAATAAATAACTATTATAAATGATTTATTAGGAATAATGGCGCATAGACCTGTAGGATTATCAACATCATTATCAACAACAACATCTTCTGGAATGACAACATCGTTTGTTGTTAAATCCAACGCATTGAGAATTGTTGCTGCTGGTAGCACTGGTGCTCATGTAAAAATTGACAGTCAACCAACTGCAACTGTTTTTGATTATTATATTCCTGCAGGTGGAACAGCAACTCTTGCGATGACAAAAGCATCAAATAGAGTTATTGGAATTACAACTGGTTCTTCAACGATAATTTCATTCCCAGAAGGAACACAATGTCCTTTCGGTGTTGGTGATTATATCACAATTACTGGTGGAACCAATGCTGATTTAAATCTTCGCCATGTTGAAGTTACGAGTGTAGATACTACTTCGAGTTATGATGGAAATTTCCAAACCAAGTGTACAGTTGATTATGACTCTGGCACTGCCGGAGACTTCGCTGGTTCTGATGTAACTGCAAGTCTTTCTCTCAGACTTGCTGCTAGAACTGATAGCGGAACTGGTACAGTACACGCACAACAAGTACAAATTACCGGACAAGCCTGATGAAACTTATCAGAGAAGAAATCGAATCAGTAGAATTTCTTGTCGAACAAAAGAACGGCAAGAAATCAATGTACATTGAAGGTGTTTTCCTCCAAGGAAACATCAAAAACCGTAATGGCAGAATGTATCCTATGGAAACACTCCGCCGTGAAGTAGCTAGATATAGCGAAAATCATGTTGTTGCCGGTAGAGCACTTGGAGAACTGGGACATCCCGATGGCCCAACCGTAAACCTTGATAGAGTTTCTCATAAAATCGTTTCTCTGAAAGAGAGCGGTTCAAACTTTATCGGAAAAGCAAAGATTCTGAATACTCCAATGGGTAAGATTGCATCTTCCCTGATTGAAGAAGGTGTAAAACTCGGAGTTTCTTCTCGCGGTATTGGTTCACTCAAAATGACAAGAGAGGGAATCAATGTTGTTGGTGACGATTTTATGTTAGCAACTGCTGCTGATATCGTTGCTGATCCTTCCGCTCCTGATGCTTTCGTTGAAGGTATCATGGAAGGAAAAGAGTGGGTATGGGATGGTGGCATTCTTCGTGAGAAGTATG